ATACGCCTGCCGGGCGGGTTGGGGTCGCGGATGCCACATACTACCGCCTCAATGCGACTCGGTGCCTTTCTATGTGCACCGAGATGAGGTTTGCGTTGTTTACAAGGTACGTGATCTACAACACCGCCAAGTATCATCTGCAGCAGCTGCGGCAGTTGGCACGATCCTCGGACGCCAAAGTGTCCGATCAGCACGATGTCCCCCTTTACGGGGACCGGACGTTGGAGGCCCGCGGCATGCCGGAGGCTACAGGGTTCATCGGTGACAGCATCGAACGAGCCTTTGAGCTTATCGGCGGCGAGTTAGCCCGGACCGATGTCACGACTAAAGCGTGCATGGAGGCCAATGCCAACGCCTGGGGACTGGCTTGCCCCAGCATTCTCAAGGACGGCAAGCGCGTCCGACAGCAGCTGCTCATGCTGGACGAGGTGGCACGGGGGATCGACATCGACGAGAATCACATCAAGGATCCCGTGTCTTATTTGGCGATGTTTGATTTGGGACCACTTGAGGTGTGCTTCAAGGACGTCGCCGGGAGGCCCTTGAAAGCCGTCGAGATCAGTGAGAAGTCAGCCGTCCCGTTGGACGAGCTGCGTCGGCGGCTCATTGAGAGTGTCTCCAGTAAGCAGAACAACAATAGCGCCAATGCTCAGAGCCAACCCGGGGCGCCCCTTTCGTATGGAAAGGGCCGGGGAGCGCTTGGACGTAGCGATAAGGGGGGCAAAGCTGCCGGCCCCCACCACCAATCCCACCGGGGGCCCGATTCGGGCTCCTGGCGCTGAGGTGGTCATAGCCCCCTGCCGTGTTGACACGCGCGCGGCAGGGGGGCGTCTGAGCGTGGGGATCACCGCCGGTGTGGGGTACCGGCGGTGACGGGTCAGTCGTGGGGGGTGCGGCCCCTATACGACGTGGCAGACGTACGAAGTAACTGGTGGCTTAGGCTACCACCAGCGAAAGAGGCCCGTGGCTACGGTAGCCTCTTTGGCTGCTCGCGCGTTGACCGCCGAAGTCGTCTTTATCATTTGCTATCCCGAGTGGTTGAGTCCTATGGATTACACCTCTCGGTTAGTCCGAGACGTTCTTTCAACGTGCGAGTTCCCGGGTCGACACCCATGAGGGGAAGATGTTCGGAAGCGGGTCGTGGCATATGATTAGCAAAGCTAGCGGGTAATACCTTGAGCCGCTCGCAGCCTCTTGCGCCGGATAATGTCATGCCGTGGAACAGCTTCTACCCCTTTCACGTCGGCTCGGTAACCCGGCCGGGATGGGAGCACGCTTCACCACGTGCCCGGTCACTCCATTGCAGCCAACCGGTAAGCATCCGGCTGCAGCCACACCGACATTCCTTTCTACCATGTCGATCACCAAGAAGAAATTGATGAAGAAAATCGTCAAGCAGAAGAAGTCCTCTTCTAAGAAGAATTGGGCCAGGTTGTACGGAATCAAGCAGGGAGTGGGTGCGGTCACTAAGGCCGCCTTTCCAAAGAAGAGGCGCCCCAATGGGGGTTCAGCCAAGAAGTGTGGCTTCATGTCACGACACGCGCTGAACGCTATGCACCCATTTCACCTTGCATTACCGCGAGCCGTCGGTGGCTACACGGTCATCCGAACGACGGATATCATCAACACGACTCAAGAAGCCATCTTGTTCGGCACTTTCAAAGGCCCAGGCGCGGAGTTCTCTGAAACAACGTGGCTGGATGCTATAGCTGTCCGCAACACGAATGGTGGCGCCACGCTGCCCATCAACGATGCGACTACTGGCGGGAATGCTTATTTCCACACTAGCACAGCGTTGGCAGCGACTGCCCTCAACGGCGCCCGCATGGTCCCAGCAGCGATGACTGTCCAGATTATGAACGGCGACAGTCTGCAAAACGCTGATGGTATCGCTTACATCGGGCGCTCGAAGACAGTTCTTGATTTGATGGGTGACACTCGCAGCTGGAATGACTTAATGAAGGAACTCGTTTCTTACAGTGCCCCCAGGCTATGTTCGGGCGGTAAGCTCGCATTGCGGGGTGTACAAATCAATGCCATTCCAAACAATTTGTCCGTGCTTTCAGACTTCGTGCCACGGCGGCTCATAACTGAAGGACAACACGTGTGGACCGAGGCGACTTATTCACTGGATTTCGAGGGATTTGGACCCATCTTTGTCTACAATCCAGACAAGATGGCATTGAAGTACCTCGTCACAATCGAGTGGCGCATGCGTTTCGATCCTCTTAACCCAGCTTATGCTGGGCACGTCGTCCATCCGCCCGCATCGGAGTCGACCTGGAGCAAGGTGATCGCAGACGCTGAAGCCATGGGCAACGGCGTGCACGACATCGCCGACGTCACAGCTGACATCGGCATGACTGCCGCCGCCGCCCTGCCGTTCCTCTTGTAGGACGGCTTTGAGGAG